CCTGCCGGTGCTACTGCAAGAATGCGAGCGTTGGAAGTCAAGCCCGGTTACGGGAATGGTGGTTGTGTTCTGTGTGTTGATGAGACAACCACACCACAACCAACTCTACCAACTGGTATCACAACAGAGGTAGACAGACCTCTATACAAGGCTGAGATTGTTGCGTTGGGTGCTTTCGGAGCAGAAAACGTCACCGGGCCGGTCAGTCCTCGGTCGGCCGGAGGCGAATCTGTACACCCGGAACTTACAGGCACGGTTGGGATTCAAAGACTACTCGATGCAAAGGTGAGAAGATACGGATCGTCAGGACCAACAGGAAGTAGTAGCAATACTGGCGGATGGACATATCCTGCAAACACCGAATACGATAAGGATCTGGAAAAGTATCTCTTTACCGACGAGGATGATAGCGGGAATACATGGTTCTGTCCTCCTGTTGTTGTTAGTCATAGCCGGTCGATGAGCGGTATTATGACCGGCCAAAACGCTGGTAAAAATAGTATGCAGGCTTTGATTGTATCAAAGCCGTTCTCCTTCCCGTACTTCATGGGTTCTACTTTGATGTCAAGCGGGACATCTTTTGGAAATGCAACTTATGATGGACCTCCTTTCTCCGATTTCATAGCAACGTCAGGCGGAACAGCGACAGGAAATCCCAAAGGTTGGTGTTGGAACTCAGGAACTCCTATATCTGCCAAGTATGACTGTGAGGTAACACCACAGGGAAGTAAACAGGGAGACGGAATCCCGAGCAGTTTCGATACTTTCATTGTCGGGGCTGCTTTGCCATTCGTCCACGGTATTACCATTGTGCAGGGCGAGGAGGAAACGACCTTCCAAAACCACCCAACTGACTTACGAAGTCTGGCTGTCGTCATCGGTATGGGCAATCCACCCGGAGGATTTAGTGGTGCGGTCTATGGGTCTGGTAGGGGTGCTTATCGTTTTGTCGGAATGCCTGAAGAGGGAACCGAGATCGTTTTGGACGCAAGTGATCAATACGTCTTCAACTGGTTCAGTCACTACGATCCCGATTACGAGTACAACTACTGGGATCATACACACTGTGTGTTCAACAAACAATTCACACATGTGGATGGTGTCACTGCCCCCGGACAAGCAGGTTACATTGAAGGTTCGGGATACGCACAAATCTTCGACTGGAATAAAGCAGGGTTCTCAGGCGGTTCCACTGCCAATCCGATTTTCTCCCGAGTCCCGGGCGCAAGTCTAGCGTTCCGAGATCGAGTTACTTGGTGGGAGGCTGCCGGCGATAGTGTTTTCCTGAACATGCAGTCAGGAAGGATCGATTCTTCATCTTATCGAACATTGGACATCGACGCGATGATAGGCGAACCTGCGTGGGCCCCCGTGCTTCCGAAGTCTGCATACAACACCATACCGGAACCCGGACCACTGTGGGACGAACATCGAAACGGACCAGAAAACTATCTGTATCCCGGTGTCGGTGGACAAAACGCATCAGGCGATACTATTCAATTCGTAGTGAATGGACTTGCCACCTCTGAAGGCGGACACGCTGCGACTGGTGGAGTTACCACTGGTGGCATTCAAGACATCGTATCATTCAAAGATAGTCGGCCTCCATCAGTTGGTTTTGGCTTGACAATCTAATCAAATACCCTATAATCATCAGACTAAATACCATGCACTCAAAAAGGAAAGTTGTTACATGAAGAACCTACCGTCGCTATATCAAGATTTTATTCATCTCAGTCGTTACTCTCGTTGGTTGCCAGAGGAGGGTCGTCGTGAGCAATGGGATGAAACTGTGAAGCGGTACTTTGACTTCTTCGAAACTCACCTACAAGAGAAGTGTGACTACAAGGTTTCGAAGAAGGAGCGTCAGGAACTTGAAGACGCGGTGTTGAACCTTGAGATCATGCCTTCTATGCGGGCACTAATGACCGCTGGTGAAGCACTAACGAGAGATCATGTTGCTGGTTACAACTGCTCATACGTTGCGGTAAATCGTATGCGGGCGTTTGATGAGATTCTTTATGTTCTTATGTGTGGTACTGGTGTTGGTTTTTCTGTAGAACGTGCTGAAGTAGATCAACTTCCTGTTTTGGCTGAGGACTTCCACGATAGCGATACTACTATCGTTGTTGCAGATTCTAAGATTGGATGGTCAAAGGCATACAAGGAACTCATCGCTCTCCTCATGAACGGTCAGGTTCCAAACTGGGATGTGAGTAAGGTTCGTGCAGCAGGTGAAAGACTCAAGACCTTTGGTGGTCGTGCTTCTGGTCCCGAACCACTTGTAGATCTATTTGACTTCACGGTGAATACCTTCAAGAAGGCTGCCGGTCGTAGACTCACCACCATCGAGTGTCATGATATCGTTTGTAAGATCGCTGAAATCGTCGTGGTCGGTGGTGTTCGCCGTTCTGCTCTTATCTCATTGTCCTCGCTCATGGATGACCGTATGCGTGATGCGAAGTCTGGTCAGTGGTGGGTAAGTGACAGTCAGCGGGCGTTGGCAAATAACTCTGCGGTCTACAACGGCGGACCAACTGAGATCGGTACGTTCATGCGTGAGTGGATGGCACTCTACGAGTCTAAGAGTGGTGAGCGTGGTATCTTCAACCGAACCGCAAGCAAGGATCAATGTAAGAGACTTGCCGAGATTCGAGGAGAGGGTCATGTCCATCGTGAACCAGATCACCGCTTCGGAACCAACCCATGTTCAGAGATCATTCTCCGTGACTGTGAGTTCTGTAACCTCACCGAGATCGTTTGTCGTGATGGTGATAGAGTAGAGGATCTAAAGCGAAAGGTTCGACTTGCTTCTATTCTAGGCACATGGCAGTCAACACTAACGGACTTCCGGTATCTGTCCTCATCATGGAAGAAGAACTGTGAGGAAGAGAGACTGCTTGGTGTTTCCCTCACGGGGATCATGGACTGTGAGGTAACCCGTCTTGCGAATGCCGAGCATCTCCAAGATCTTCGTGATGTCTGTATCAATACGAACAAGGAGTTTGCCGACAAGATTGGTATTCCCCAGTCTGCTGCTACCACCTGCGTGAAACCATCAGGAACGGTGTCTCAGTTGGTTGATGCCGCATCAGGTATTCACGCCCGACATAACGACTTCTATATTCGCACCGTTCGTGCAGACAACAAAGATCCGTTGTGTCAATTCATGAAGGACAGAGGATTTCCGTACGAAGCATGTGCAATGAAACCAGACCACGTTACCGTGTTCTCGTTCCCTGTTGCATCTCCAAAGGGTTGCGTGACAAGAACCGACATGACTGCAATTGAGCAGTTGGAAATGTGGTTGCAGTATCAACGTCACTGGTGTGAACATAAGCCATCTGTCACTATCACTGTCAAGGAACATGAGTGGATGGAAGTCGGTGCATGGGTGTGGACACATCTAGGCGAATGCTCTGGTATCTCTTTCCTACCGTTCTCAGATCACTCCTACAAGCAGGCACCATATCAAGACTGCAAAGAGGCTGACTATCATGAACTTCGTGGACAGATGCCAAAGGACATTGACTGGACGGAACTCAAGTCCTATGAGGAACAGGACAACACTTCCGGCACACAGACATATGCTTGCTCCGGTGACTCATGTGAAGTCGTTGATCTAACCTCCTAAATAGAGAGGGTACACATGGACGAAAAGAGTTTCAGAAAGACACTACGTCACATAGGACTCGGAGATACGCTTGCAAGTATCATCCATCGTGCTACCTTCGGGAAGGTTCATCCATGCTCCTCTTGTCAGAAAAGACGAGAGTTGCTGAATGACCTTTTCCCCTACAAGGAGAAGAAGGATGAGCATGATGAAGCAAGTGGTGATAGCGGGAGTGGACTACAGTCTTAGAGGCCCTGCTATTTGCATATGGACAGGTGATGAGTCAAGAGACTTCACCTACAAAGACTGCCAGTTTTACTTTCTAACCGATGTCAAGTCCAAAGCAAAGATATACGAGACTCGAATCTTCGGTGAGAACTTCATGGAGTACTCCTGTGATGAGTCTCGATACGATACCATTTCAGACTGGGCAATGGACAAACTCAGAGGATGTCAAGAGGTTGCCATTGAAGGATACGCCTACGGTGCGACTGGTCGTGTTTTCAACATCGCAGAAAACACAGGTATTCTGAAGTACAAACTCTATGATGCTACCATACCGATTGAAATCATCCCCCCACAAGCAGTGAAGAAAGTTGCAACGGGTAAAGGCAATGCCAAGAAGGAAGAAATGCACGCCTCTTGGTATAGAGAGACAGGAATCAACCTACAGGGAGCGATCTCTCCGAAGAAGAGTGTTGTAGACTCTCCTGTTTCTGATGTTGTAGATTCGTACTATATCTGCAAGTGTCTATGGAAGAACATGCAGAAGAGAACGTGGGGCCCTTAGAGATCGCCGTTGGTGGACCAATGCTTCTCAGTGAGTCGGTCAACTTGCTCTTCTAACTTGTGGATATCTTCGCGTTGACGATCAACGTCTTTGCGTAGGTCGTCGATCTTCGATGATAGTTGTGTGACCTTATGTGAAATATTCCACACGAATCCAACGAGTCCAAATAGTAGAGCAGTGATGACTGCTTCGGGATCAATCAGACTTTGTAGTATTTCCACGGAACTCCCTCCAAGTCAACCAACAAATAATAACGAGAAGAACGAGGTATGCTCCAATAGGCAACCAACCAGTTGTTTCGACTGGAGCCTGTGTGATAGTAGAACCACTCTCTAGTGGTGGAACAGATCTTGTTGGGACTGACTCCACGATCTTGACACCATCTTGACAACCCAAGACAACCAAACAGCAAAGCATACTAATTATGATTCTGGTCATCGTGATTTACCTACAGCAGCGCCAAAGTAGAAACCAACAATCGTTACAAGAATCTGCCTGTTTTCCTGTGTGAACAGGTATCCTCTGATTACTTCAAACGATACCGTTTCTGTGGTTCCAAAAAGACCAAAGAGATCGAGTGGTGCGTATTTCTTCTCTGTCATCTCCACTACGACTGGAATACCAAAGAAGGGGAGAAGGAATGGGGCGAGGATCGTCCCGAACAGGATTGCGAGTACGATAGTTCTTCGTACCCACTTACCTGCCTCCACACCAACTCTCTGGACGGCGGCGTTAGCGTTTTCGTTTCTCTTGGTTGACGCCTCGATCATACGATTGAAGCGTTCCTGCTCATTCTGCCTTTTCTCGGCTATCGCCTTGAAAATGAATCCAGTGACGCTCCCGCCAAGCAGAGATAGAAACTCTGTTGTTAGTAGTCCTTCAAGCATAAATCACCTTACTTGGGTTTGACCGCCGAGTATGCAAACTGAACCAACTTGATGAAGTTGCCCATTTTCGCATTGATCTTCTCGACGAACTTCTTCTTGTTCTTGTCATTGAGTGCATCGTAGACAGTCATGAGTACGTTTGCGGTCATCAAGTCAACCTTTTGTCTTCCATCGGGGAACTTGACGGTCATCATGCTTTTGTCAGCGACAATCTTCTTGATGTCATCGAAGGGTGCTTCTTTGATTACCCAACGATCACGAAGGACAGGAGTCATGTTTGCTGCAAGGATTTCTACCTCACTAACAGGGAACTCATTGTCGAACGACTCGTTGATTGAGGACACATCCTCGATCTCATGACTTTCCTTCATGGCCATCTTGGTAGCAGTCGCGTACATCACAGCATCTGCTTGGTCACCGTAACGTGCCTTGAAGTCACTCTTCTTCTTCTTCATAGACTTGACGATCTTCTCTCGCTTCTCCATTTCAGCGTCACTCATCTTGTCTTCTAGTTTAGGAGCGATCTTATCCATTGCCTTGTTGGGGTCGAGTTTGACCTTCATCTTCTTACCCTCCTGCACATCCTCTTGGATGCGATTCGTATCCATCATGAAGTAAGTGCCGGGATCTTTCGGATTCGTTGAACCAATGTACTTGCCCTTGTATGGGTGGTAGGACAACGACTCTCCCTTCTTGATGTTGATTTGTTCCCCTCTTGAGGTATATGTGCCAATACCAATCGCTGCCTTGCCCACTTCCCAATCGCTGCTATCAGGATTGACACCATCAAACTCACTCTTCGTTACTTTTCGCTTGGGTGGCCGACGCAACTTCTCATCTAGTTGCACATCTTCTTGAACCTTTACGACTCCACCAGAAACCCCTTGACTAAAGAATTTATTGAAATCACTCTTGCTCTTGAAAGTCATTTTCACCATATTGGGTCGCCCCTCAATTCTTTTATCAAGTTCACTAAACCCTGTCATCGCACCACTATTTTGAAATTCTTTCACTCGGCTCATAAATTTTGTTTTTGACCCTTTGAATTGAAAAGTAACTTCATATGCCTCGACAATCTGCACATCTTCTTTCTTCATACCGGGATAGGACTTCATGATGAACGCTGCTGCTTTCTTGACATCGCCCTTGAACTTCTTGAGTATGTTGCGAACAAGAGTGTCACCCTGTTCGCCTAGACGATACCCATTCTTGTCGAGAATGTCGAAGACCTTCTTGTCATCGCTCTTAGCATAGTCCTTCATCATCTTATCATAATCGGACGTACCTTCCTCGATCTCGACTTCTTCCTTCTTACCCTTCTTGCCCTTTGCCTTGTAACCGCTGGCGAACGCAGCACGCCGTTGAGCGTCACTTGCGAAACCCTCATCGGTTGACATCTTGACCTCTCTGGGTGATACGGCCATATCTCCTTGGGCCATGCTGATCTTATCATCACGGTTGTACCAGAAGTACTTGACACCGCCCATGTTATCAACACTCTTGAAGATGATACGACCAACCTTGGACTTACCCACTACACGATGTGGACTGGTCACAATGAGAGTCATGGGATCTTTACCCTTGCGGATCGAGGAGTCGAAGGTAACATCAATCTTGTCGCCCTTCTTGAGTTTCTTGTACATCGCTAGGAGTTGCTTCTGATCGACTGCTTCATTGAGATTTTCTGAAACGATTCCCGCTTTCTTGAGTCTCTCTGATTGAGACTTGTGCTTGGCAACTGCTTTATCAAGTTCTTTGGGGATATCCCTGACATTCTTTGGCATGTCCTCGTTATCCTCAATTCCAGCATCCTTCAATCGCTTAGATTGACTTGAGTGTAGTGCTACTGCATCATCCAGTTCCTTCGCAATCTTCTTGACCTCATCTGGAACTTCCATCTTATCCTCGGTCTGATACGATGCTGATAGAGAGACCTTCTTCTGTGCCTTGACTTCCATGCCAGTCTTCTTCTCGAACTGACCACCGAACGCCTTGTTGAGTGCCGCTCTTGCTTCGACAACATTCATGGGATTTACCATGATCTTACCCTTTTCGGTGTGGAATCCAATACCCTTCTTCTTCAAGACCTTCTTGATCTTGTCGATCTCAGGGTAGACATCCTTTGCACGAACGATCTCATCGACTTGCTCGGTTTCTTCCATGACATCGGAGACATCAAGATACATGTCGGAATCGGGATCGTAGTACTTACCTGCCTTCTTGTCGTAGTAGAAGATCTTCCCAGACTTACGACTCTTGTATGGTCCCTCAAGTCCTTGAGCCTCGCGGTTGGGATAACGCTCACGGTCGATGGGAGTGCTAACCACGAATCCCTTACCCTTGCCACCTCTCATGACTTTCTTATAGTGATCCTTGGCAGACATCTCTTCAAGATGCTCTTCGATATGCTCTTCTGTCTCTTCTACAAAGTCAACATGCTCTTGAAAGGAAGCGAACAAGCGTTGACCAGCATACTTGCCTTTGACATCGGGAATGCCACGCTCACGGCGATCTCTCGCGTCAGAGGCACCATCTAGTTTCTTCATGATTCTCTCTGCCGCCTTCTTGTCAAGATCATGGAACATACCGATAGGCCCACGGTCAGTCTGTCGAAGGATGGAGTATGTACCGTCCTTACGCTTCTTCATCATGTACTCTTTCTTAGGAGGTGTTCCTCCACGGTCATATCGTGCCTCGTCCATTACTTGCTTCCTTTCTTGAGCATGGTAATTCTTCTCTTGACTGATGCTGAAGCGAGTTGCTTTTCGACATCTTCTAGTGCAGAGACAAAGAGGCGTAGAATACCCCTGTCATTTAGAATCTCATAGTAAAGTTTATCTGTGTTTCTATCTGTCATCTTCGATAGTTCTTGAAGACGCTTTGAAATCTCTTTGCGGAGGAAGTTGACAGACATCACACCATATCCACTGACGATTACATTAGGATTATCAGGGTCACCAAGGTTATCCAACTGTAGATTGCCATTATCGTAGCGAACCATCTCGTCAAGTGTGACTTGCTTGATCTTACTTTCGAGTGAATGAAATGATTCCTTCGCGTAAGGTGGATACACATCCAACTCGCCCTTTGCAAGTGCTTTCGCTGCATCAAGGTGTTCTCCCTTGTCAGCATCGATGACAGGCATACGATTGCGAGGAGGTGCGCCTGCGGGTGGGGTTGCTGACTGGATTGCCATGAGGCGTTCTCCGAGAACCTTCTCACCACCGATGCTTTCCAACCACTCGACCGCTGTATCCTTGTCGTAGAACTTGGGGTTCATGTACTTACCGTGATAGATCGCGTCGAGAGCATCCTTCAACTTCGCTTGGTAAATGTTGAGATCACCACCGCCTGGGTTGCCTCGTCTTGCGTTACCGTACGCATCACCCATTGCACGAAGAACGGGGATTAGGTCTTTGATTGGAAGGTCAACTTCAACACCACCGACACGGGCCTTTGGATCATTGAAAGATGTTGCTGCCCATCTGTGGTGACCATCGAGAATACGGTTGTCGTTGGATACGATAGAACCAAGATTACCACCCTTGACACCGCCGATGGCCATACCGAGTGACTTACCAAGGTAGATCGCGTCCTGTGAGGGAAGCAACTTGGAAGCAGGCCATTGAGTCTCGCGTGTGCGAATCACATCGTCCTTTGCATCTCCATCTCGCTTACCCTTGCCCTTGAAGATCTGTGCGAGGGCCCGTGGTAGTGGATCGGGGAACTGATCGAGATCGATACCCTCTTCCAAGTCGTAGTAGTTATCAGTGACATCACCTTCCAAGTCTCTGTACACCTCTTCTTCTTCCTCTTCGGGATCGAAGTAGTCATCAGATTCCCAGAACTCATTGACAAGTTCCTCATCGTCTTCTAGTTCGTATGCCTCTTCGCTCATCGAGTTACGAGTGTAGATGATACCCCGGATAAGTTGACCCGATGCAGTACCAGACACTTCACCATCGTTGTTGAGCGATACTCCAAATTTCTTTGCAACTCTATCGATTACTCGAACGACTGAACCTTGATCCATGTCTGAGATATCGAATTGAACCGCTGTGATACCGTTCTTCACATCATCCAACAATGGGGAGTCATTGAGGATACCGACTGTGCGTCGAAGATCCATAAGGAACTTTGTTGCGTTGGGCATCTCCTCGTATGTTTCCATGTCAAGGAACACGATGAGACTCTGAGCGTGGTTGCCGAAGTAGGTCGGGTCATAGTAGCGAGAAGCACCTTCGGTCACTACGCTGTTTACCGCTTCACTGATTGCATGAACCCAAGACTCACCCATGTTCAATGCCTTACGCTTTCGGATCGACTTCTTACGCTTTCGTAGGATCCCTGCCATTCTACCGCGTTTCTTTCTTGCTGCCTTCTTGGCACCCTTTGCTCTCTTACGCTTTTCGGATGCAGACATGCGTACCTGTTTGCCACCGGCCATACGATAACCAGCCTTGGTGGTTACCTTCTTGCGGATCTTCTTGCCACCACGAACAACGACCTTTCGCTTGATCGCTTCTTCAAAATCACCTTCGTTGATGTTATCTTCTTCGCTCATTCTATCTCCAGAGGAATGCTCTTTTATGTAGTGGTTTACTTCTTCAGGAACTCAGCCGGTCCCTTACGCTTGGTATCTGATGGATCAAATGTATATGGACTCTGTGGGAGAGAAGACTTGGGAATCTTGATCGCCCATGTGGTGTCGTACTTTCCACCACCATATCCCTTGACACGGAATCGAATCTCTGGTCGAACATCGAAGTAGGGAAGGGGCAGGCGTGCAGGGTTCTTTGCAAGGTGGAATGCACCTGCACCCTCAACGTGGATGTAGTACACGCCCTTGTCTGCGTAGTAGTTTGCAATGATGTCAGGATCGATGTCGGTGAGGTAGAGATCGCCGCCTGATCGTGCGGCCGCCACTCGCATGTCTGAAGTTACCTGTGCATTGGTTTTCTTACCAAGTGCAACTGGACCCCATTGATTCATGAGGTCATCGTCGTATGTAAGTGTCTGTAGGTAGTCAGTGATTGCCTTACTGTTCTTGGTGTCCGCGTACCACTTGTCCTTCTGCCAGTGAACCTTGCCCTGTGCGAAGTCTTTACCTGCTGTACCAATCTCTAGGTTGTGTTCTTTGCCCTTGTGAACAAACAGAACGTCCGCACGGTTGGATGCACCTGCGGTCTTGTCCGTGTTGGCCAACCCCATCTTGTAGAGTTGCTTTTGAATCATCGCCTCGTAGGCAAACCCACGCTTTGCGAAGACTTCGAATAGGTTATCATACGATTTCATGTTTACCCCAGAGTGAACTTCTTGTTGACGCTTACGCTATAGTTAGCAGAACCAAGGAATGGCTTACCGATAAGAATCGGATACACATTGAGTTTCCGATCTGCAAGGGCAAAGTAAACATCCGTGTACTCCTTACGACCGAGAGTCATATCCAGTTGAACCACTGGACGATTCTCGAACTCACCACCGCCTAGGTGAATACGCTTGGTCTCTTTCACGGGTAGAGTCATTCGCTTCTTGCCCATGAGTAGGAACGATACCTTATCGCCCTTGACCTCGATGTCCTCTGCATGTACTGCATTGTAACTACCGTTGCCGGTGTCCAGTTTGGCCTTGACTTCAAGTCCTCCGATGGATGCTTTCTCAACGTACCCCACGGTTTGTTCATTGGATCGCCGTGCGTCATGTTGCGTCATGAGTGATACGAGATGAGACATCATCTGGTTGCCGTTGACGTTTCGTTTCTCTCCGAAGTACGCACGATACTTGTCTGCACCACTGCCTGGTGATCCATTCACCTCAAGGACATAGTGCTTACCACCCACGGTGATATGATCCACACCCACGACACGCCCGCCAGACAATGCTGCAACACGACGAACCAAATCCTTTTCCTCTTCGGACAAGTCGTATGGTTCGGTATCGTTACCGAGTGCCTTGTTGGTACGGAAGTCCTTCTTGCCCTTGAGACGCTTCATGCAGGCGACGATCTTACCATCAGCGACAATGGTACGAACATCGTACTTGATCTTCATGAACTCCTGTAGGATGACCTCAGCATCGTACTTCCAGAGAGACTGTAGAACGGACTTGAGAGACTGCTCAGAGTCCACCACAGCAACGCCGATGCCCTCGGACCCTGTGATAGTCTTCACGACCACGGGAAACTGTCCACCGATCTTCTTCAATGCAATCCCGATGGAATCCTCGTTGGACACGAATGCCGTCTTGGGAGTAGGAATCCCGTGACGATCAAGGGTCAACGCTGACGCCATCTTGTTCTGACATAGTTGCATCGTCTGAATACCATTCACCATCGACGCACCTGCCTGTTCCAACACCTGCATGATTCCAAGTCCTGCATTGTTGAGAATGGCACTACCACGAACAAAGACCACGGTATTGTCTGTCTGTACCGTGATCTTGTTGCCCTCGCCGTCATAGTTGTGAATGGTAATGCTGTTGTCCGTTGCATCCTCGTCCGCGATGTATGCCTTGTTGACGAGTACGGGAAACGCAGAGAGACCCAACTCAGTGGATACCTTCAGAAGACGCTCTGCTGTGCCTGTGACCTTCGAGTCCTCTTGTCCAGTCAAGACCAACACGGTAGGTTTGCGTAGACGCCCTTCAGTCTGTTCACGGACAGGAACTCGCTTACGCTTTGCCTTATACCATGCAGCAATCAACTCACGAGTATTCGCTGCACCACGAGTCTTCAACTTGAGACTACCATCCTTGATTGCCTTCAACGCTGCCTGAGCGAACTCGAATGGATCGTCGTGCTGACGAATCAACAACGCAAGACTCTCATCAAGGGTATCATCCTCCATGAGCGTACGCATGAAGTCAATCACATCAATGACCTTGAGAACGTTATCCGCATCTGCCTTTGCAAGAACTCGTGCTACGCCGGGAACACGCAACAACTTGTTTGCAATCGCCGACGAATCCATATTCACCATACGATTGAGCAACCTTACCACAAGAGGCATGTTTATCAATGCCGTCGCAAGAGTAGCAAGACTAACTGCCTCCTCAATCTTTCGACGAGAGAAGAGCATATCCGACTGTGGTTTCTTCTTTTGTAGGTACGACTTCTTACCCATAACCATTATCCTCTAGTGATATTCAATAGACGTTCAATTGCAAGGTTGCATTGTGAGACACGATCATGCCCTTTCCAGAGAATGTAATCACGCTCAGGATCCTTTTTCAAGTTGACTAGAAGAGGAAGAACGATCTTCTCAATGGAATCCATTGCGTCACTATTAGATTGCACAAGAGAGGACTCCTGTGCTACCTCATCGGTATCAGCAAAGGAGAAACCAAAGTCAAAGACATCGTTATCCCCCGAGATCATGTTCTCGATTTCTGCTTCGATTGCTTCTCTATCGAATGACATTTGAGTACTCCTGCGGGTCGTATTTGCCCAAAAAGTGTTTTGTTAGTCTAATAAAAAGGGCCATCGCGGTCGGCATCATGTGCAGTACTTCGCTTTGATGCGGTCTCCATCAGGTGTGCCCTTGATACCGGGACGCTCCGCCATGGACTCCATAGCGTCTCTGAACCCACCCATGTTGTGCTTGCTGTCTACCCTGTACTTGGTGTCGAGCATCTGTGCCGGTGCCCCCAAGTATTCCTTCACGACACTCCCAACGAGGCCGCACTCAGGACATGGGTCACTCAGAGGTAGGTCACGATTCGCGATGGTCTTCATCTCACTGAACTGGTGTTCGCACTTCTCACATTTGAAGTCGTAAATAGGCATAGTAAATCCTCCATGCCTTATGTAGGTCGCTGGATTGCCCCCGTGGACCCTGCTCGCTGGACCCCCTCTGGCCGCCTGCCACGGGGGATACCCCTCTGGCTGCTCGCCAGGGGGGGTAAAAAAGTTGAGAAAATCCTCATTTTTTACCCGTAGGGGTTGCAGGGGTGGCCAGTTATGGTACACTGGCCTCTGTGGGATCCCCCCACCTTGACCCTAACAGACCCCTAACAGGAACCGACCATGACCTCTACCCTCCCTGCTAACGGATTCGCGAAACTCCTCGCCACCGAAAACATCTCCGTGATGTACGATGCTACTGCTTCCACCGCTACGTTCGACACCGAGCATCGTGTCCTGCGTATGCCCATGTGGAAGGACATGAGTCGTCGTCTCAACGACATGCTGATCGGTCACGAAGTCGGTCACGCACTGTTCACCACTATGTCCGCTGACGATATCGTCACGTTCCTCAAGAGCGTCGATTCCCAGCATATGGATCGCGTCATGCAGTACCTCAACGTGGTTGAGGACGCCCGCATTGACCGACTGATCCAGCGAAAGTTCCCCGGACTCCGTAAGGACTACCGGGCTGGTTACCCCGAGATGATGGAGCGGGGTTTCTTCGGTCCTATGGATGCGGATCTCGATTCGTATTCGCTGGTTGACCGAATCAACCTCAACTACAAGACTGACCTCAATGTTCCGTTCGATGTTGTCGAACAGGAGTTCATTGCTCGTATCGATGACGTTGAAGATCTCGACGAAGTTCTTGAGATCGTTCGCGATGTCTACGAGTACGCACAGGTTCATGATTCCGAGACTGTTACTCCCGACTGGGATATGGATACTGGAATGCCCGGTGATGAAGAGGGTGAAGATCAGCAAGAGTCCGGCCAGGATGCTACTGGTGGCGCTGAGGGTGCTGACTCCTCTTCGGATGAGGGTGATGATGATAACGCCGGTTCCGGCGAGGGTTCGGACTCCGATGAGTCCGATGGTCAAGAAGAAGAGGGTGGTTCCTCTTCTAACAATGCTGGCGACTCGGCTGAGGATGATAGTTCCGAAGCCAAGGGTGAAGGTACTATGGAATCCGCTGCTGATGCAGAGGATGACGGTTCCTCAGCCGAGTCGGAGCAGGTATCCAGCCAGAGCAATGGTGCTGGTTACGAAGAAGCCCCTCGCGAATCGCAGACGCAGAAGGCCATGCAGGATGCCCTGAGCAACCTCACCGATGATAATTACTGGAGTGGCCACGCTGGTCAGACTCTTCCCAAGACGATGGATCTCGATACCATCATCATTCCGTTCAGTGAAGCGAAGAAGGATTGGGACAGCAAGCAGTACACTGTCCCCACCGAATCGACCTACGTCAAGAGTCTTCGTGGTTCGGTGACTCAACTGGTCCAGATGTTCGAACGCAAGCAGCGTGGTGCGATCTTCTCCAAGCAGCAGGTTGCCAAGACTGGTACGATTGACTGCACCAAGTTGCACACCTACAAGTTCAACGACGATATCTTCAAGCGAAACACCATCGTTCCTAACGGTAAGAACCACGGCATTCAGATGCTTATCGACTGGTCGGGTTCGATGACTGGTAAGCCCCTCAGTGGTTGCGTCAGCCAGGTTATGCTGCTTTCCGCTTTCTGTAAGAAGGCTGGTATTCCGTTCGACTGCTACGCATTCACCAACAACTGTGAGTCGGATCGTCACGACATCGAGTACACCGAGTCCCGCAAGGTTGTCGGTGAGATGTTCGCGAACGGTCACAAGGAAGAGATCACCGGATTCCGTTTGATCCAGATCACTTCATCGACCCTCAACAAGGCAGACTTCGATCTCTCGATGCGTATCCTCGATACGTTCCGCCAGCACGGTGGTAACTCCTACGGACTCCCGAACCGATGGGCCCTCTCCGGTACTCCTCTCCACGAAGCCCTCATGACGATGCGGTATCGCATTCCCGAGTTCCGTGCCCAGTACAATCTCGATGTGGTCACCATGTGTGTCCTCACTGATGGACAGGGATACTCGTCGTTCCGTCCGGGTTCCGACCAGACCAAGGTCTTCGACCCGATCACTCGACGTACGTTGACGTACGACAAGCGTATCGATGCTGGCGACTGTCTCGTCGATGCTGTTCGTCAACTCACGGGTTGCAACACGATTGGATTCTTCGCTGCTGATAGCGACACCAATGCTGCCCGCATGGCTGCTCGTAAGAACACTGCTCAGTTTGACACTGGTGAGTTCAAGAAGATCTGGCGTGCGGAGCGGGCGTACGAAATCCCGCAGGACGGTCACGACCTCTACTTCCTGCTCAAGCCTGAAAAGGTTGAGGTTGGTAATGGTATCGATGATGCCGTCGCTGGCGATCTCCGTTCGGTTCGAGCCCAGTTCAAGAAGGCTGCGAAGAACGCTACTGCATCGCGTACCCTTCTGAATCGAATCACTGATGTGCTTGCGGAGAACCTTGTCTGATGAATACTGTTGACCAAAATCGAAAAGACTTCACTGCTTTCGTTCGAAAGCAACTGAACAAGTGTGGTATCAAATTGAACCTTCGTGCATCCAAGAAGCACCTCGATGGTGACTACGGTATGTTCTGTGAGCCAGATCATGGTGCGGAACTGTGTGTCGCCGCCGGAATGTCCAAGGACAAGTTCTTCCACACTCTCGCCCATGAGTACGTCCACTTCCTGCAATGGTTCGCGGATGATCCTCTCTATCGTGCTTCGCGTGATGACGCTAGGGACTACTATGCCCTAGAGAAAGTCACTGAGGAATCCGCCCTTGAGATTCTCGATCAGTGGGGACTGATCCCCGAGTCGGGACAGGATCGGATCCGAGAATCCAGCGAGAAGTACGTTTGTTCGGTGTTTGTTAGGGGTCCGAGCGTCCGCGTGAGTCGTAAACCCTTGTCCGATAAGGAGATAAAAAAGTTGAAAAAAACCTGAAAAAAGCACCCCTACCCCTTGCACCCCAGGCCAGTTTTGGTAGGCTGGCCCCTGTGGAGACCCCACATTGACCCTTTCCCTCGACCCTAACAGGAACCGAACCATGACCTACTCCGCTTCGCAAATTGCTTTCGTCTCTGCTCTCCAGTCTGCTGCTGCTGCTGGTGAGATCTCCGATCTCTGTAACGCTAAGGAACTGATCAAGGTTGCCAACACTGTTGGCAAGGCTTGCATCCCGCTGTGGGTTCGTCGTAACGAATCCCTCAAGGCTGGTCGCGGTCTGTGGAACATCAAGCCGCTTCTCGACGGTGAGATCGTCGAGCGGACTACCACGCCCGCTCCTGCGCCCGCTCCTGCTGCGACTCCCGCCCCTGCGGTGAAGTCCGCTCCTACCATCCCCACTGCACCGAGTGCCCCGGTGTCCACCGAGTTCACCAACACTACGCTGGTGCCTTCGAAGATGGATACTTACGTCC